GCCAAAACTCAGCTGTTCAAGAAACTAATATGGACGATACATTATTAACAGTTAATGTTGATACTGTTGCTGGTCAGCAAGACGTTTCAAGACAAGCTCTTGAAAGAGGTGGACAACCTGGTTTTAGTCTTGAAAATATTATTTTTCAAGATTTAGTTTCCGCATACTATACAAAATTAGATAACTTGATGATTAATGGATCTGGATCTTCTGGACAACCATTAGGAATTTCTCAAGTTTCAGGAATAAATACTACAACATATACAGACGCAAGTCCAACTGTTGCAGAACTTTATCCTAAGCTTGCAGACGCAATTCAAGAAATCAATTCAAATAGATTTGCACCGGCAACAGCTATATTTATGCACCCTAGAAGGTGGGGATTTCTCACCGCTGGAGTGGACACAACTAACCGTCCACTAGTGCTACCGGCTGGCAACAATCCTGACAATGCTGCAGGTATTGGAGACGCTGCTGCTTATGGTCAAGTAGTTGGAAGTGTTATGGGATTACCTGTAATAACTGACGCTAACATTAGAACTGATTTAGGAACTAACGAAGATGCAATTTATATAGTAAAAGCAGATGATATGATTCTTTTTGAAGATGGATTATTCCAACTTAAATTTGAAGAAACAAACGCTGGATCATTAACAACTAAAATGGTTGTTTATGGTTATAGTGCATTTGCTTCTGGCAGATACCCTGCTGGAATTAGCGCAATAACTGGAACAGGACTTATTGCACCTACTTTCTAATAAGTAAGTAATATTGGTTTAGGTGGATCAGGCAACTGATTCACCTTAAACCTTAAAAGGAAAAATTATGGCAAAAGATAAAAATTTAGTAGAAGCTTTAAAAAAAGAGTTAAAGCATTATGAAACCTATGGAAAGGCTGATCGTGCTGAACAAGTTAAAAAAGCAATTAAAGCAGCTGGTGGAAAAGTTGAAACAAAAACTGCAAAACCTAAAGCTGAAAAAAAAGTAGAAAAGAAAAAGTAATTATGCCTAAAGGTTATGGTTACGGAAAAAAAATGAAAGGGTCAAAAACTAAAGGCCGAAAAAAAAGGAAATAATTTTTTATGGCAATTAGTAACGGCTACTGTACTCAGAATGAATTAAAAGGATTTGTTGGAATTCCAACAAGTGATAGTCAAGATGACGATTTATTAGATGACGCAGTTAATGCAGCTAGCAGACAAATAGACGCTTTTTGTGGCCGTCAGTTTTATCAAGACGGATCCGCTAGCGCTAGAAAATTTTTTACAGATGACCTTTATAGGCTTCGAGTTGATGATATTTCAACAACTACTGGTTTAGTTGTTAAGTATGATGATGACGATGATGGCACTTATGAGGTTACTGTTTCGTCAAGTGATTATCAAGTTTTGCCTATTAATGGAGTAGTTGGAGGTATTCAAGGAAATCCATTTTATATTGTTGAACTTATTTCAGACGGCAATCATGAATGGCCTTTAGATTTTTCAAGTAATAGAGCAAGAGCTGAAATAACAGCTAAGTGGGGCTACGCAAGCGTCCCAGAACAAATTAGACAAGCTACTTTGATGTTAGCTTCAGAATTATTTGCAATGCGTAATGCTCCTTTAGGTGTTGCAGGTGTTGGAGATTTTGGAGTTGTAAATATACAACAAAACAGAGAAATAACTCGAATGATCGCGCCATTTCGAAAAGGCACAGTTTTAGGAATTGCGTAATGGCTACAATGGCTCAAATAAGAGACGGGCTTAAAACAACTTTAAGCAACATTAGTGGTTTAAGATGTTATGACGTTATCCCTGATAATGCAATAAATTTTCCAATAGCATTATTTATACCTACAAATATTGAATTTGATTTAGCTATGCAACGCGGAACTGATCTTTATACTTTTGATGTTTTAGTAGCTGTTCAAAGAGCAGACGCAAGAACTGCGCAAGATAAACTTGATGAATTTGTAACAGGATCAGGAAGCAAAAGCATTAGGCAAATAATTTATAATAATAAAACTTTAGGGCTGTCAGACACAGACGCTAGAGTAGTTAATATGACAAATTACAGCGCAGATTTTAATTTAAATGGAATTGATGGAATAGGCGCTAATTTAGAAATAGAAGTTTATACGAAAGGATCAAGTTAATGGAATGTTGCGGAAGCGGCTGTTGTGGAGGTAAATAATGGCTAAATATAAAATTGTAGGTACAAAAAAAGTTCAAGGCAAAGAGCCTGGAGAAGTTATTGAAGTTGACGATGAGCAAGTTGCAAAAACATTAATGAAGGCTGGCCATATTAAACCTACTAGAATAATAAAGAAACGTGCAAGAAAAAAAGACGGCACATTCATAAAAGATGATAAAAGCACGCCAGATGTTAATGAAGCGTGGGAGCAAGTAGATGGCTAAATTTGTATTTAATGACGGTAAAGTTTTTAGTGGGGGATATGATCTCTCTAGCCATGTAACATCAGTTAATTTAGAAATTAATGCTGAACAATTAGATTCAACAACTATTAATTCTGGCGGTTTTTATGAAACTTTAGGCGGACTTAAAGATAGTAATTTGCAAATAGATGGATTTTATGAAGCTGGGGCAAACCAGCCTGACGCATTGCTAGGCGCTTCAGTTGGAAATGAGTTGATCGTAACAACAGTGCCTGACGCCGGCGTAGGCAATATTGCTTATTTTATGAAATCATCTTTATTTAGTTATTCTATATTAGGCGAAGTTGGACAAATAGCACCATTTAGTATAAGCAAAAATCAATCAGCAGAAGTTGTTGTTAGAGGTACAATTCAATTAGATTCTGCATTAACTGCAACAGGTAATTCAACCGGAACTCAATTAGGAGCTGTAGCAGCAACTGAAAAATGTTATGCAGCTATTCATTGTTATAGTGTTTCCGGGACATCAACTCCAACAATAACTTTTAAATTACAATCGGATGACAATTCAAGCTTTACGAGCCCAACTGATCGAATTACTTTTACTGGTATAACAGCTATAGGCGCAGATTTTCAAAGCGTTGCAGGAGCTGTAACGGATCAATATTGGCGTTTAAATTATACAATATCTGGAACTAATCCAAGTTTTGGCATTCATGCTGCAATAGGTATTGAATAAAAATAATTTAAATTATTACACATTAATTTTTTTTCAATACTATAATAAAATTATAAGTAAAAATAAAAGGAGGACAATTGAAAGAACTTGAGTTTAACAAGGACTTTAAATTAAATACAACAGGCACTTTATATTATAAAAACAGAATAATAAAAGCGCGCAAAGGAATAACTGCTGCAATTTTTTATTCATATAATACGCCTGTTGGCTATCAAATATTTGACAATGGAGCAGCAATTAAATCAGTTGTTGTTTTTCATAGTTATAGCCAAACTACGTCAAAACATCTTAATAAGATAAAAGAGCTTATTACAGATGACGAAAGAAATGAATTAACTGAGTTACGTATTGAGGACTTTATTAAAGAAGCTCTTAAAGACGAAATGGATTTTAGAGTAGGAGCTAATCCTATGGAATTAAATAAAGTTAATCCATTTACAGAATTACTTATTTAAAGGAGGACAATGAGTAAAAAAAAGAAAGAGTTAGACGTTAATATAACGTTAGAAAGATATGACAGGTTTAAAGATACTTTTAGAGTTGTTGATCAACCTGACGGCAATATAGGCGAAAGGCATTGGCACGATGGAAATGTTTTTCTTGAAATTGCTGATGAAGAAAATAATGTTCATATTAACGTTGATAAAAATGTTTTTGATTTAATTGTATTAACATATTTACAAGGCCACTATATAAGATATACAAGTGGAATTATAAAAGGTCAATTAATACATAGACAAAAAAAATTAATTAAAGAACTTGAAAAAAGAAAAGAGGAATTACTTGAACAAAAGAAAAAAGAACAAGAATTAAATAGTCTATAAGCAGCCCCTTATAGTACGAGTGAAAGACCGGACTAAGTTCCGGTCTTTTGCTTTAATAACATATAAAACTTTCTTTCAATACCCTTATTTAAAATAAATATATTGAAAGGAGTTAATTTTGGCTAAATTTGTTTTAACAGACGCAAGCGTAGTACTTAACAGCGTGGATCTTTCAGACCACGTGGCAAGTGTTACTTTAGATATTACAGCTGATGAAATAATGACTACTGCAATGGGCAGTACATTTCAAACAAGATCAGGGGGCCTTAAGTCAGGAACTTTATCGATCGAGTTTCAGCAAGACTTTGCTTCAAGCGAGGTTGACGCAACTTTGTTTCCGTTACTTGGAACAACTACAGCTTTTGTAGTTAAACCAACTTCCGGATCAGTAAGTTCAACTAATCCTAGCTACTCAGGTACAGTTTTAGTAAATCAACATATACCATTGGCAAATGCTGTTGGTGAGCTTGCAACTATGTCTGTTGCATTTCCAACATCCGGAACTATTACAAGAGCTACTTCGTAATGGGAAACATGATCGTCATTATGAATGACGGGACAACATTAGAAGTTAAAGTAAAGCCTGCAGATATAATAAAATTCGAGCGTAAGTTTGATATACCAATTTCAAAGTTAAATGATGAACAGCGTTATGAATGGCTATTGTATCTTGCTTGGTTGGGCGCTAAAAGAAATGGCGTTACAGATGATTATGATACTTGGATTGAAAAAGTTGACGAGCTCGACTTAGCTGGGTCAAGTGATAATTTAAAAGACTAGACGGATTTATTAGCCTAGTTGCAGCTATATCAGTTGAAACTGGAATAGATCCTAATGCTTTAATGGAAACAGATATGGAAATGTTTAACGCAATTGTTAACGTAATAAATAAAAGGTATGAAAAATAATGGTTAAACGTTCAATGGATTTTACGATCGATAATTCAGAGTTAATTGAATTACGTAAAGAATTTAACAAATATGGCCAGAAAGATGTTTTAAAAGTATTATCTAAGTTTCATAGAGAAATTGCTAAAGAGCAATTAGTTGATATTAGAGCAAAAGCTAAAAAACAAAGAGTGCCAAAAGCAAGAGCTTCAGCTATGGGATTTACAGCTTCAGGAACTAGAACAGAAGCTAAAATTACTTTAAAGAGTAATGACAAAAGACCTAGCACGTGGTCAATGGAATATGGCCGCCGTTATATGTATGTCCCAACTAAAAAAGGTAATACTCGAGCAGTTAGTCGAAGCGAAGTAGGCAATTTAAGATACTCAAGACCTGGAGCTCAATTTCCATATAAAAAATGGATTGGCAACCAACATCAAAAAGGTGAAAGCACGTTTACTGAAATGGGCAAAAAAGGTTATGTTGTTGGAAAAACTTTAAGTGACAATCAAAATCAAATAGCTGAAACTTATAACGATCGTTTATATAACGCACTAATAAAGGCAATAAATTAATGGCAAAAGATAAAAAAGTTTCAATATCAATTATAGGTAAAACTAAACAATTTACTGACAGTTTAACTAAATCACAAAAAGCTATGAAAGGCTTTAGCAACGTAGCGGGCAAAATAGGTAAGGCTACAGCTGCTGGTTTAGGAGTTGCCAGTATTGCAGCGGTTACTTTAGGAAAAGAATTAGTTGATTTAGGATCTGACGCAAATGAGGCTCGAGCAGCTTTTGAAACTACATTTGGAGAGAGCGTTCCAAGACTTACTGAATTCGTAGGCGATTTTGCAAATATGGCTGGTTTAGCTGGCCATGAGTTAGAAGGTTTATTAACACAGTCAGGAGCAATCCTTCAAGGTATTGATATGACTGCTGACGCTTCAGCAAACTTGTCAATGGATCTTGCAACGCTTGCCGGTGATGTAGCTTCATTTAGTAACGTACAAGGTGGAGCCGAGCCAGTTATGCAGGCGTTTACTAAAGCTTTGCTCGGTGAAAGAGAATCACTTAAAACTTATGGTATTGCAATTATGGAAGCAGACGTGCAACAGCAAGCTTTTATAATGACTGGCAAGACTAACGCAAAAGAATTAACTAAACAAGAAAAAGCTTTAGCAACTTATGAATTACTTTTGCAAAAAACTAAAGTGCAGCAGGGCGATCTAAATAGAACGCAAGAAAGTTTTGCAAACAAATCAAGGGCAGCTCAAGCTAAATTAAAAGATTTAAAAGTAACAATGGGCGCCGAGTTACTTCCAGTTGTAGAAGAATTGCTCCCGGTTATTGTTGATTTAGTTACAGAAATAGGTCCTCATTTAGTTAGCGCAATAAAAGCGGTGGCTCCGTTTATTCAAGTAGTAGGCGAATTACTTTCAGCTTTGGCGCCGCCAATAATAGCTGTTGTTACTTTAATGTTAACATTGCTAGCGCCTGCTTTTAAGAAAATGACTGAAATGGTTGATAAATTTTTAAAACCGTTTTTTACAAATCTTCCTGAAAATTTTGAAAATATGATAAATAGAATAATAAATAGTTTAAATGGTTTTATCAGAACTATAAATGGATTTGTTGATAGAGTTGCAGGGGTACTTGGAAAAATAGGAGTTAATATTAATTTGCCAAAATTATCTGAAATAGGAAATGTTTCTTTTGGTTTTGCTCAAAGCGAAGTAAAAAAATTAGCGCCTGTTGAAACAATTGATCCGGCTGCTACATTACAAACTTTAACTCAAAGCACAGCCGCAGCGCAAACAGCTTTAATGAATCCTGACGCTGGCTTAACTGTTAACTTTAATAAACCTGTTAATGATCCAAATGCGGTTGTTGACGCATTAAGTAATTATACTAGAAGAAATGGACCGTTAGGCAGAGTTCTAACAATTCAATAATGGCACAACCTACAGTTAGAGTACGAATGGGATTTACCCAAAATACCTTTACTTTAGATGATTTAATTAGAGGTGTTTTAGATAGTGCTGAGCTAGGCGGTGGTACAACTCTAACAGATGTTACTTCTGACGTTCAAAGCGTAACAATATCCAGAGGACGGTCAAGAGATTTAGCTACGTTTAATTCTGGAAGTTGTTCAGTTAGATTAATTAACAATGCTAGAAAATATGAAAATACAAATACTTCTTCGCCGTACAGTCCAGGTATAGAGCCGATGATAGCTATTCACATTGACGCTACTACAGACGGCGGAAGCAATTATAAAGATTTATTTGTAGGTTTTGTTACTGATATAAATTTAAGTTATCCTGATCAAGGCAACTCTTTTGCAGATTTTTCTGGATCCGACGCATTTATGAAATTAGCAAATACAAATTTAATTAATGCTAGTTTTTCAAGTTCAACTTCTGGAACTTTAATAGGCAGCGTTTTAGATAATGCAAATGTTAAGTTTGGTACTGAAAGAGATATTGAAACAGGAATTTCTACTATGCAAGCTGTTAGCAATATAAGTGAAAATACTTTAACATTTTTGCAAAATATAGAACGATCAGAAAACGGATTATTGTTTATGAGTAAAGATGGTAAATTAACTTTTAAATCAAGACACACAACTTTTCCTTCAAGTCCGGCTGCAACATTTAGCGATGATGGATCTGATGTTCCTTATTTAAGTATAGATTACATAAATGATGATAATGAAATTTTTAATATAGTTTCTTTAACAAGAACTGGTGGATCAACTCAAACTGTTCAAGACGCGGCCTCGCAAGGTAAATATTTAATTAGAACTTTGTCAAGAGATGGTTTATTAAATAATTCCGATACAGAAGTTTTAAGCGCTGCTAATTTTTTATTAGGTAAATTTGCAAATGCTCTTATTAGATTTGATAATTTAAATAT